CATTTGCTGTTCAAGCTCGCCTCCGTCCTGACGCAGCGAGGTCGAAATCATCGAGGCCAGAAGGAAGGTAAAGGCGCTCGTAAAGAGGGAGTCCCATTGAGTCGTGTCGGGCTGGTTCTTCACATATTGGATGACGGCGATCGACTCGTTGCAGAAGAGGCATTGTCCGTTGGGGGCAAGGGTCATAAGCTCGTACTCGTCCCCCTGGCTCCCTCCACCGTCCCAGTCCCAGCAGATGTTGCCGTTGAGGGAGCCCAGAAGCTGAAAGTCGCTGGGAAGTGCGTACTGGAAGTTCCACCCGCTCCGATACTGGCTCCCGCTGCAACCGAAGGTGTCAAGCTCAAGGTCGGTGAACGCGCTGTCCGTCTGCTGGTCGGTTTGGGAGAGAGCACCCGTCGTCAGGTCGTTCAGAAAGTTCGTGGTCGAAAGGTATGTGAACATGACCAGATACCAGTAACCCCCGAACGAGAGGTAGGTGTTGGCAAGATACGTGGTGTTCGGCGCCCAATCCGGCCCCGTGATCGGGGGGTTGGTCGGCACGATGGGGGTTTGCGGTATCGGGACCAGTTGCGCCGGCGTCAGAAGGCAGTTCCATCGGGCGCTCCTCGTCGTCTCAAGGTAGGCCATCTGGAAATTCTGGTTACACGCCCGGGCCGACCGGCTGGTCGTGTCCGTCAGGGAATTGATCGCCTCGGCCCCGATCTTGGAAAGGGCCACGTTGCTTGCATCTACCGGACTCAGTGTTGTGCCCATGGAAATAAGAAGCCTCCGTTAGCCCCTGCATCGCCACGCAGAGTCCAACGGAGGCATGTTTGAATGAGCTACCGTCAGCCCAAGTTAGTTAAGCGAGAGCGTCGGAATGCGGAACACGCTAACGGTTCCGGCGACGATCGTATTTGCTGTCAGGATGACCGCTTGGAGCCAGCAATCATGCTGAATGGTGTACTGCTGGTTGAGGAGGGAATTGGCCGAGAATCCGGTCTGCACCGCTCCCGGAGTGATTGACTCCGGAACCTTGGAAGCAACCCCTCCGTAAAGCTGCGTTCCCGTGGCAAACGCCACGTTTCCGTTGGCCGCATGGATGTCGATCGAAGACGAGTAACGGACCTGATTAGCGATCCAGTGCGTCGAATCCGAGTGGGGCGCCGTGGACCCCGTGACGGCCGAGATGCAGGTAAAGGTCTGGTTGGACGGCGTTGACGCCGCATCCAAGACCACGTTCCCTGCCACATAGGCCGTACCCGAGACCCAGACCGGGGCCTGAAGACTGTAGGGCCCACCCAAGGCGCTTGTTCCTGCCGCCGTATTGGGTACGGGAAGGGCCGATGTGAGGCCGAGGTCGTTGTCTCCGATCGCAACCGTGAGCGTCGTTGCCGGTGCCGTAGTGCCACTACAGACCGTGCCGTTGACGCCGATCAACATCCCCTCCCGGGCGATCGCGATATTGATGATGTCGCCTGCGGCTTCGGTTCCGACCCACGTATACGTGCCGATGACTTGGGGCGGGCCTTCTAAGATGGGGTTGTTCTGAACCGGGGAGACTGCGCCGATGCCGATTGAATCGACACCGACCTGTCCCGAAAGGTTGTTGCCCTGAATCTGATTGAGGGCGATGTCCGTGTACCAGAAGTTTGGAGCTGCCATTGTTGGTTTTCCTTTTGAGTTTTAGAGTTTTTCTTCTGGGTTCGCTTACACGGATTCGTCGCAGTTGATCTGGACTACCGCCTCGTCCTGCGTTCGAGTCGCGTCTCGTAGGAGGCAGGTGTACACCTGCACGGCGTTCGATTGCTGGGGGAGCCTGTCGATGGTCGACATGACGTTCGCCCCGATTCCGACCATAAGTCCCGCCTTCTGCCAGGCGAAGCACGTGCGTATCGTGGTCGAGCCCGAGCTAAACGGAACGAGCTGCGTCATCTTGAACGTGAAGCTGAGGAACCGGCGGATTTCTCCGTCCACCAGGGCACGAACGTCGTTGTAGAGGACGTTGTCCACCTGGTCCACGTTGGTGATGAGGTTGTTGAGTTCCTTCGCCGAATAGACTAAGTAGCGATCCATCCGCTCGATTTCGTTCTGGTCCAGGATGAAGGCCGCCTGCGTCAACTTTGCGAGCTGGAGCCCGCTGTTCGTGGCCGCCGAGCCGAACTGGACCCCGATTACCTGTCCCGTACCGGCTGGGCCGCCTGTAGTCGGAAGGATCTGCGAGGTCGTGCCCTTGGCGCCGACGAACCTCGTCCCGCCCAGGGCCGCCAAGTTGATGAGGTCGAACTGACGGTTGGCCGCGATCGCGTGATTGCGGGAGACCATCGAAGTCGGGTCGCCAAGCTTCCCCAGGTTAATCTTGTCGAACTGGTCAATCCAGGTCGTCTTGTCGTAGCCGCGGGGGGACACCCACCAGAACTGGTTCGGGATGTCAGAGGGCTCGGTTTTCTTGGCCCGGCCCGTAATCTGATTCATCGCATAGGTCTGCGATCCGTCGATGTCGCCCCGGAACCGCTCGCCATCGACCTCCATTGAGTCGTAACAGCCGGCGAGGCGTTCATTCTTCTGCTGCGCGATATTGGCGCGCCAGTAGGAATCGAAGGCGATCTGGAAATGCGCCGGGAAAATGGGACTGATTGAGCCTGCCATGGGAAGGAGAAGTTAACGAAGTTTCCTGACTTCGTTCGCTTTCGGGTGTCCCGTGGCGGAGGGCCGGATCGAACGTATGTTCGAGGCCGGGAGTGAGCAGGCCCGCTAGGCGGGGTGTCTATCTGCTCTCAGTCTCTGATCCCGACCGTTTCAGACCAAACGCAACCCGTCAACAACTATTTTAGCACGGAGACCATGTAGGCATTGCCGCGCTCCTGAAAGAAGGCCCGGGCCAACGCCCGGTTATGGGCCTGTGTGCCACCGGGCTTGTGGCGCTCCACCTGCCACTGACTGAAATGGTCCTTGTGCCAGCACACATTAGGGGTGTGGGCACGGGACTTGGCCCAGTTTTCGGAGTTGCTGACATCGGGGAGAGCGTGGCCGTCGGCCCACTCCTCGGCCAAGACGGCGAACACCGAGTCCCACGCCTCTCGTCCGATGTGCATGTCAGGCATCTTTTCACGGTGGAGCTTCCACCACTGAGGGGTCATCGCAACGAGTTCGATTCCCCCGGGCTGCTTCAGGTGAGTGAGATTCTTAATGGGACCCATCAGGGACTCTCCTACCGTGTGGTGGCCGATGCAGGTGACACCTCGCCCTCGTTCCACCCCGGCAACGATCCTCTCATAGGCGTGAGTCGAAAGCCCGGCATCGGAGTTTGCGTATACGACAATGTCCTCCGGGAGCGCCCTCTGGCATCCGAAGTCAAGAAGCGTTCGTATCGTGGGCATCGACGGGTCGAAGTGCGGGGTGTCGATAAACTGTGCCGTTTGGAAATGCCAGTCCCACGACTTTTGAGCCCATTTCTGGGCCTCGGCCACCTCGGGGTCCTTGGGCTGGTAGACCGAATGGACGAAGATAATGCGCGGCGTGGGCTCCGGTGGCAGGCGTCGGCCTTGGGCACGCGCGAGGTCGTATCCAGCCGACATGACGTGCTCGGTATGGTTCGCCTGATGGGTTACCGTCCCGCTTCCCTTATGGTGTCCGTAGTACGAGAGCACCCGGTCAAGGTGCAGCCATCTCTTGAACGCTTGGCAGTGGCGCAGGTAAACGAGAATTTCGGTTCCCAAGAGCATCCCAGGGCGCTCAAGTGAAGGGTTGCTCGTCAGGGTCTCACCCGCCTCTTTGCATGCCCGGATGAGGATTGTCCTATTGAAGATGGAAACGCAGGGCGAGAATGTGCGGGCCCCCGTCTGGAAGATAAGCTCCTCAAAATGCTTTGACGGCATGACTGCCGAGCCGCCCTGCCAGTAGGGGGACGGTGCTCGGGTCCCGTCATCAAACTGAAGCTCGGAGTTCCACGAGGCCCACCCCGCGTCCCTTTTGTCCAGGCACGGTCCGATGATGTTCTCGTAGGCGTCTCCGAACGCCGGGTCGAGCAAGTCGTCATCGTGGATGAGGAGGACTCGCTTCGTATGGGCCCTGTACGCCGCAATCATCCAGCTATTGTTGCATCCATAGTCTTGGTCACGTGTGGGGTTAGAGATCACCACGTTTCTGATCCGTGCCGCCTCGATCGATTTCAAGCACGCCGCCAGACGCTCCGGGCGCTCGAACGACGTGACGCACGCGGTTAGTCCGTCAAGCAAGGGCATAGAGGGCGTCGTTCGGAGATTCCCACTTCTTCGCGTAGGCTCGGGAGGTCAAGCATTCAACGAGTTCGGCCATCGGCGTCGCTCCGTCGTATCCTCCCACCTCCGCGACCTCGTCGATCTCAAGGAAGATCATCTTGGGGCGCATGTCATCAAGCCCCTCGATCACCTGTTTCTCGGCCCCCTGCGCGTCAATGTGGAGCAAATCAATTTCGGTAATACCGTAAAGGCGGCAGAAGGTGCCGAGCTTGATTGCCTGCACCATCCTCACCTTGTGAAAATCGATCCTCCGGTTACCCTTGGCCCACTTCTCAGCGATCCTCGGCGTGGGTACGAGGATGGACCCGCTCTGGCCGAAGTGACCCGGGAAATTGGTGTCAGTGTTGGAGAAGAACGGCACCTCTCCGTCCGTGTCGCAGACGGCGTAGTGAAGAAACTCGACTCCGGTCCCAGCCACTCGCCCATGGAGCGCTGCAAAGTTGTCGGGGCACGCCTCGAAGGCGACGACCCGGCACTCGGGAAACCACTCCTTGAAGCGGATGGAATCGGCGCCGTCGTAAGCGCCCACGTCAAAGATCAGCTTCGGGGGAGTGGAAAACCACTCATAGCGAAACGCGCTCACAACTCCTGCGCCTCGTCCGGCAGTTGCCCCGGAGGATCAGGGAAAATAGCCGGGTAAGGCACCTTATCCCCCTCGTCCCAATGGCGAATCTTGATCCTCGTGTCCGCAATGGTCGGGATGTCCGACATGCGGCAAAGCCAGTCAAACCAGTAGTCCTCGGTGAGCCACCTGCGCCGTCCCGGCCAAAGCTTAACGTCCTCAACCCCGCCCGTGCTAAAGAATCCTAAGAGCCGCATCCTTTGGTCGAACTCGCTCTCACAGTCTAGCCACGGGTTCTTTAGGAGCACGCGCTGGAAAACGGAGAGCTTGAATGCCTTGAATCCCGTGCCAAGCTCCATGACCGGCAAAAGGCCGCTGGGGGTTGGACGAGCGCCGGAGAGCGGGTTTAGCACCCAGCGGCCACCGTTCTCTCGGGTCGTGTAGATCCCTCCGCAGATGTCGATCCCCGAGGACATGCGAGAGAGCAGGCTCACATAGTCCTGCCCGGTCGGCATGAGGTCGTAATCGACCATGAGGAGAATGTCGTCCGGAGACTTGTCCCGCACGGTGAATTCCGTGGCGAAGCGGCAACGCTCACGGGCCACCGATCCCCCAGCCCGGACCACCACCTGAATGTCCCACGGAAGCCCTCCCGCCGATCGGATAAGCTCCTCTATGGGCTTTCGGTAATGGTCGGCAAGGTGGGCGAACGCCTGGTCATTCGAAAGCCCCTTGTGGTCAAAATGACTCAGGGTCGTCGCTATCCAGACAACTGGCTTGGGTGGCTCCAAGCGCGTGCGGGGGTTAGGTGATCGCCCCGACGCTGCGGCTCACTTCATTCCAGGTCGTCCCGTCCGAAACGAACTCGATGAGGAAAATCTTGCTTGCGGTTCCCGCCAGGGTGCCGGTTGAGCGGAAGCCGGTCGAGAAGGTCGTTGTGCGTCCGGTGCCGTCGGAGCCGAGCTGCAGGACCAGCCTCGCCCCTGCGTTGGCCACGTAGGCTGTGGTGACGGTAAGCGCTCCCGTGAGGGCGATACTGAGGAAGCGTGTTCCGGTCGTTCCCTGGAGATAGGTCTCAAGCGCCATCGTGGCCGCGTAGGTGGGGGATACCGTGCCGGCTATGGGGTTTCCCGATCCGGTAATCTGGGCAACCAAGTCGGGATTCGAGGTGAAGGCTGTGTTTGTTGCGCTCATGGTGCGGAAGCTATGACCCGTTGTGACACTTACACAAGCTATTTCGGCACTAGCGACAACAGGTGGCAAGCAATGTTGTCCCCGCCAACCTTGGGCCGAAGGATCATCACACTGCCCTCGCGCTGGTTAACTAGCATCGTCGGTGGATTTCCGTGGCAGAATCCCTGCTTTATGTTCTTGAGATCGATCGAGAAGAACACGCAGTCGGAACAAGTCGGCATGCGCGTCCTATGGCCATTCCTCGTCTCGACAAGTCCCTCTATTTTTGGGAACTGCAGCGGCTCTTCATTGGGTTTGTCGGTCTTGTCCATCACGCTACTTTTTGCACAACCCCATTCACATCCCGGGCACGGATCAAAATGACCGTCTCCCCGTTGAGCTTGAGCTTCATCCCTGCCGCCGTGGTGCCGTAGGCCGCCACGTGCACGGTGTCCCCGGCCTGGACCTTCCAAAACTTGTCTGCGCCGCACTCTGGGCCGGCGGCGATCACCTCCGCCATGAGCCCATTCTTGGCGTCGAGTGACTTCACGTCGGGGAGGAATAAGGCCCCGATCATGCCCGGTTTCTCGAGCGGGCGCAGAACAAGGTAGTCACGAAGGGGACGGATCTCCTTTGCGTTCTCCGGAGCCTCAAGGAAGTGGCGCGGCTTCATCGGGCAGCCTTCTCCATCTTGGCCGCAGCCCGCCGGAACCACTGGTCAACCTTCTCCTTGGCCATCTTGTGCTGCGGGTGCTGGGCATTCATCAGGGGCTCGTTGAGCGGGTTCGCCTTGTTGTTGATGGCATCTTGGGCAAGGGCCATCGCGTCGCCCCCCTCTCCCTTTTCCAGCTCCCCCGCCACATAGCTGTCCTCGCCCACGGCAAGGGCGTGCCTAAGCATGGCGAGCTTTACCGTGGCGTACTTGAGTAGACCGGCCTGTTCGGGCTTCGACATATCGAATCCAAGGCCAACCGCGGCGCGCTCGGCCAAGGCGTCGGCCTTCTCCCTTGGGATAGCGTCGAGCCTGATTTGTTCGTCGAACGCCTTATCCTGATCGGCAAGGAAGGTGGTGCGCGCCGTTTCCGCTGCGGCCAGCTGGCCCTTGACCTGGGTCGCCACGACTCCGTTCAAAAGCTCCTTCATCGCGGCCGGTCCCACGCTGTGCTTCTGGGCCCACGTGGCGACCTTTTCAACATAGCCCGGGTCCCAGGCGTGTTCCGGCACCTCGGCGGGTCGGGTGAGTCCGTAGTCCTTGGCCTCCTTGGGGACGCCGTTAATCCCGTCCAAGAGCGCCTTCCTCTCAGCCACGACCTCAGGCGGAGCATTCGAGGGAAGAGGGATAATACCCTTTTTGCCAACGGCGGTTATGAGATTCGCCGTGCCGCGCACGTAGTCATCGACGGTCTTGTACTTGGAAAGCGATTCCCCGACCCACCGCACGTCCTCGGGTAGGCGCTTGTAGGACTCGGTGTTGAGCGTCCCGTCGGGCTTGATCCAGTCCGACGACCACGGCTTGTCGCCGTTTCCTCCCGCTGGCGGTGCACCGGCTGGCGGGCCTCCCGCCGGGGGATCACCATCAGGCATGGGTCACCTCGCGTTTGGGCTTTGACCGGATGCGTTCATTCTCAGCCTCGGCCTCCCGAGCCCTCACTCCCGCGGCATCAACCTCGGCGTGGTACTTCTCGACGAACGCCACGCCCGCGCTCCACGCTCGGTCGGCCACGTTCTGAACGTCGGTCTTTCCGCCATGGTGGAAGCGGTCGTCGTTGGTAAAGTCGATCCCGGTCGTGCACATGGGGGCGAGCTTTACAGCGGCGTCAAAGATCTCCGCCAGGTGGTCGTCCGGATTGAATGCGGCGCTCACGAGTCGCCCTCCACTTCCTGCTCCTGCAAGGCGACCGCAGCCTGTTCGTCCGAGTCATCGGAGGCGTCGAAGCCCCCGACCACCTCGTTCGGGTGGAAGGTCATGCAAGTCGCGCGCCGAGCGATGATCTGGTTATCCAGAAATTCGAAGCTCTTCATCTCAGCCACGGCCGACTTCTCGAACTTGCCCTTGCCGATCTGGATGCCCTTCCCCTCGTTCTTGTCCTCAAGGCCGTAGAGGCCGTCGGCGCGGTCGTCAATGAATTCGACCCACTTCCTGCGCACATTTCTCCGGACCATGTTGCCGTCGGCGTCCAGGTACACCTGATACCGGCGGATGGCCTCCTTTGGACTCCATGCGAAGTACCACTTTACGACGGCATCGGTCTGGTCTCCCAGGTGCGGGTCTTTCTTCGGCATCGGCGGGGCCTTCGAGAGATCGTCCCTGGCCTCGCCCTTGACCCCGACCGTCTTGATGACGAGCCCCGAAACCGTCTTTCCCTTGTTGATGGTGCCGATCGCAAAGGCGCACCCCCGGGCGTGGGCCTTGCTGAATGCGGTAGTCGCGTATTCCAAATCGCCCGTCCTGCGATCGTAATGGGCGATTACCTCTTCCTTGCCGTCGATCTCGAGGACCAAGTCCCCGTTCTTTCGCAGAGCGATGGGCTCCGCCGTGGATAGTTTTTCTTTCATGGGTGTGGCGATCTGCTAGCGTTTGACCCGAGGGGCAACTTGCTTCGGCCTAGGGGCCTTCATGCTCTTCTCAACCTGATAGTCGATCACGTCAAGGACGGAACGCGCGCCGTCCCTCTGGATGCCTGCGACCAGGATCTTGATTCCGTCGCCTTCCCCCTGCGGACGGAAGGCGCTGCCCGGCCCGCCGGCCTGCTGCCTAAGATGCGCAAGAACGCGGTCCTGAGCATCGCTCCTGCGCCTGGGAGTTCCAAAAACTTCCTTGAAGTCATTTGCGAGAGCGAGAGCCTGGGCTCGGGCTTCCGCCTGCGCTGCTTTTTGGTCGGCGAGCTTTTCCTCGATTTTCTCATGGGGCGTCATGGGGCTAGGCTGCCTGCCGTCCACGGGTCAGGTTGTCCTTGGCCATGTCCTGAAGGAATTCGGGGCTCTTGCCAAGCCCGGAACCGGCCTTCCCCAGCATTTCGGCCAGCTGTGCCGACTGGGCAGCCTGCTGCTGCTGCTGCCTCTTTTCCCTGATGGCGAGGTAGCCCTTAGCCCCCTTGGCGGGACGGATGCAATCGGCGGCGAGCCCTGTGTTCTCCCCGTAGGATGTGTTGATCTTGTCCAGATCGAACGGATCGAGGAGGTCGGGCCGCTGGAAGGTCTCCACCTGCGGCATGAGAAACTGCATTAGTTCCTCGGCAGCCCGATTCTTCAAGGCCCGCAGGGCGTCGCTTATCCGGGAGGTCACCACGACCGACGGCATGAGGAGGCCACGCTTGCCGTTACCCAAGTCCTTCATCAGCGCCTCAGGAGGTGAGTGGTAAATGGAATTTGGGTTGTCCTTGCCCGCCCTGTAGCGGATGCCAAAGGCTCTCCGCATTAGGGGATTTATGAACTCGGGGATGCGGCGCGCCAGGGCCGGGGTAAAGCCCTGCAGCTGCTCGGCCAGGCGCTGACTGATCTCGTAGGCCGTCATCTTCTTGTCGATGAGAGGCTGACTATTCAGCAGTTTGAACGCCGGGACGAAGAACGCCTCGCGGATCGACTGCTTCAGGTCCTCCATGATCTCGCGCCCGAGCTTGTACTCGGTGGCGCTCGCCCACTCGCTGGGCTTCCCATCGGGAACGTTCTCGTCCCAGATCGTGACCCCGCCCGCCCGCATGTCCACGTCGCCCTCAAGGTTCGAAGGGATGAGGAGCCGCGGGTCGATCAGCTTCTCCGCAGCGGCGTGCATGTACATCGCCATGAAGTTGAGCTCCCGGGCGTCGCACAGGGCGATGTAGGCCGGACCGAAGCCGTAGGGGGAATCGGTGCCCCACTTGGCGAACCGGGGGACAAGCTGGCACTCCTCGTCGTAGCCACCGATGCGCATCGTCTGCTTGAAATCAATCGACACGTACACCGAGGCGATCGGCTTGTTCGGACCGTCTCGCCGCCCCTTCAGCCGCTCCCAGTCCTTGCGCGGGAAGATGCAGTGGAGAATCTTGAACTTCTTCTGGGCGCCCTTTGACGTTCCGCCCGCCGCCGCCTTCATGTCATCGGGGATCTCTCCGGGCTTTCTGAACTGCTGCTGGACCTGACGCCATGTAAGTTCAAACTCCCTCTTCGTAGAGTCTACTACGCCCCGGTAGTTCTCCTCGCAGACGTAGGTTGAAATTCGGTTGTGCCTGAAATTGAACTCACCCACCTGGTCCTCGTCTTCCTCGAACAGAAGAAAGTCCGTCCCGAAAACTCCTAAGCCCAAGGCCGACATCGCGCGAAGCGAATAGAAATTACTCCGGCTAAAGGTTTCCATCACATCATCCGACACCTCCCCCAGCCACGCCTTGGCGTCGTCGCCCGCGTCCTTCCTATCAGTCGGAAGCCCATACATCGCCCACGCCTGCTGAGGTGGCGTCGTCCAGTTGTAGTCCCCAGCCATGTAGGTCGTCGCCGCCTGGATCGCGGTCGTGTCGAATACCTGAGCGGTCCAGTCGATCACATCGGCGTCGTCCTTCTCGACCGAGATGTTGCTGTCCTGCGGGAGCATCAGGTCGCTTATCTGCTGCCAAGAGTTGTCGTTGCGCGCCACGCGCTTCGACTTCTGGTCGTCGTACTGGCGCAGGAGATCAATCGCCAGCGGGTCTGCCTTGGAGGCCATCAGCGTTTGTAGGTTGAGGGCCCGGGCCCGGGATTGCCGGGGTAGCCGGCCTCACCCGGCCTGAATCCGCCCGTGTCGCCCGCGAGGATCGTGCGCTTGACCGATTTCTTGAGGAGCGACGCCTTCGCGAAGTCCTGCTCGGCCTGCACCACTTGGGCGTTGGCCGGGGTTATGGGGGGCTGAGGCGTGGGAACGGGAAGAGAATCAATGGCGCTCGCGGCGCTGCTGCTCGGTTTCTTGCCGAGTACGGTCAGCGGGCCGAATGGCCCCTTGGGGCTGAAAGCATAGATGGGGTCCACCCACTTGCGGATGCTGTCCTGATTTTGCTGCTCAATCTGGCGGCGGAGAGGCCACTTCATGGTTGGAGGGTGGTCCCGGTGGCGGCGGGTCGTCCCAAGGCTTATTCCAAACCCGCAGCGTGTTTGCAAGCCCTATGCAGCGTCGCCCAATAGCGCAGGTACTCGATCCTCTCGCTGCTCACGCGGTTTATCCGGCATTCCTCGGCGAACCTCTGGGCGGCCCTTTCCCGCCATTCCTTGGCCCACTGGCGGTCTTCCGGACTCAGGTCGGGAGGCTCGTCATAGCCCCCGAAGGAAACGCCCAGCGGCACAGCCTAGTCCTCGTCGTGGAAATCCACTCGGGCGGCGATGCAGAGGCTGACAACGGTCATAATACCCACGCCTGTGATAAGGCCGAAGATGAAGCAGGTGACCACGCGCCTACCGTAGGACTCGCGGCTTCATGTGTCGAGCACCGAATCCGATGGGGTAGGACTGAGGTCCGGGGCCGCGCAGGACGCGCGGCTTGTCTCCACCGCGACGGGATTGGAGCGCAATGGGATTAGTCCCCTCCAGCATGTGCCGGCGGTGGGCCTCGGCGTAGGTGCGAAGCCCGTCAGCCCCGTGGCTGAACTCATTGTGGATCGGCTTCTCCTTGAGGTTGTGGCCCTCCTCGACCTCCTCCTTGGCGTAGAACTCAAGACAATCGAGCGCCGAGGGCATCCGGCGGCCCTCGGGACCGTGCTGACGGGAGCAGTGGGTCTTGTGGAAGTAGAAGTTGGGGAGGAGATCCTTGAGTTCAAAGATCCCGTCCCACACCGAGCCCACAACCGGCACAATGCGGATGTTGCGAAGGCCGGCGTCCTGAAGGTCCTTCCTCCACGAGCTTCCATGGGTCACGTTTTCGGCGTCGTGGGGGAGATAGTGGCAGGAGATTTGCGCATCGTACTTTGCCTCCCATGCGCGCATGTGGTCGGCGTAGTGGCCCGGCCCCTCGCCTTGGGCCGAATAGAAATCGATCGCATTCGTGTGGCGACCGTCGAGCTGGAGGAGCCACTGCGTGCAATAGTCGCTGTCCCCTACGTCCCATGAGGTGAAAAGCGGACAACGGGGGTTGGGCTCAAAGTCCTGGATGCGGCCTTGGGCGCGCAGCTCGGCCATCAAGTCCCCGTAGATCGAGCCCGGAATAGCGGCGTCGAACGAGCATTCAAACTCCCTCTCGTAGCTCGCCCGTCCCATGGCCTTCCTCGCCGATTCAAGCTCGCTCTCAGGGAGGATCTTCGAGACCGAGGCCGGGAGCATCATCGTGTAGTAATCCGGGTCGCTGCACGCCTTGTCGTAGAGGCGGTAGAAGGCGTTACGGCCTTTCGGCGTCCCGATCCACACACACCAGCCAAGACGGTCGCTAAGCGCGGGCCGCAATAGATCAGTCCAGACTTCCGGAGCCATGTCCGCAGGTTCGTCGACAACGGCGCCGTCGAGATATATTCCCCTGAGGGCATCATAATTATCGGCCCCGTAAAGGGTGACGCGGCGGTCCCCGAGGAATGTGACGTGGAGCTCGCTTTCACTGATTACCCTCCCAGGGATCGGCGCTGTAAAATGCTTGAGGTAGTCCCAGGCGACGAGCTTTGCCTGCTGCCGGTACGGGGCCAGGTAGGCGAAGCGCGGGCGGGGTCTAGCGCAGGCAGACGCGCCGCGAATGAGGTCGTAGATTCCAGCGACTGTCTTTCCTCCGCGCCGGTGGACAACAAGACAGGCCCAGCGGCTTGTCCTCTTGTGGAAAGGGATGAAGGGCGGTCGGGGAACATAGTCCAGTTCGACCCGCGTCACGACTTGGAGGGTGGGGCGTTGGGCCCCAGCTCACCCTTCCAGAAGACCTCTATTCCCCCCGAGACCTCTATCTGCTGGGACTGGGCTGGGCGCCCGTAGCCACGCTCCAGGAGAAGGTCGGAAGCCCGGATCACCACCTGGGGGTCTTCGTGCTCAAGTAGCTCTGCCAGCTTGAGAATAGCCTTGGGGCAGAACTTCTGCGCGAGAGCGCGTATATCCTTCGCGTGCTTCGGCTGGCCGCCCGGGTTCCCCGATTGCCCCTTCTGAAAGCGCATGGCGTCTCCTCAGTGGCCCTGAGCTGAGACTCGGTCCTATTTGCCCGGCTTCGGGTTGAGGATCGTGGTCAAGATACCGTCCTTGCCGTCAACGTTCATGGGGGTGGTGTGGGGGATGTGGGGCCTCTATGCAAGCCTTTCTTCCTCTCCCAGTGGTGGAGGTCGAAGGGCTGGGTGCCGCGTAGAGGGGCGCGCTTTTTCATGCGCCAGTGGTCCGAAATGGAGCCTTGGCGGGAGGTGCGGGTGGGGAGAGCGGCGCCTGCTGGGCGGGCGGTCACTTGGGGTCTGGGCTGCGGGGCGTCGTCAGGCATGGGATCGTTTTTGCTCCTTTTTTTGGGAAAATGTCGAGCTTAAAATGAAACCCGCTGCCGGTGAGGGGATACCTACCAACCGACAGCGGGAGGCCATTAGACCGAGCGCTAAGGAAAATCAACTGAATTGAGTTCTGTTGTCAAGTGCTTGCTAAGCTTACGTAATGCTTACGTAATCATTCCATGGCCGGATACACTAAGCTTTTCTCCACAATCCTTGCATCGACGATATGGAGGGAGCCCGCTAACGTGAGGGTGGTTTGGATCACGATGCTGGCGATGGCAGACGCGGAAGGTCATGTTGACGGATCTGTGCCAGGTTTAGCCGATTTATCACGGGTTACTGTTGATGAATGCCAATCCGCTCTTAAAACCCTCAGCGATCCAGATTATTTCTCGCGTACCAAAACCAACGAGGGGCGAAGGATTAAGGAAATTGAAGGAGGTTGGGTAATTTTGAATTACGTAAAATACCGCGAGGCGCAGCCTGCCGATTTGAGACGCGAACAGAACCGGGAGGCGCAGCGTAGGTGGCGTGAAAAACGTAAGCTTACCATAAGCAAAGTAAGCGCGCGTAAGGCTCCGTCAGCACAGGCAGAGGCATTAGGCATAGAGCAGAAGCAAAGGCAGACTACAGAAGCGGAATGGCTCGCTTCGCTCGCTTGCGAGCCCGCTAACGCGGGGCTCGATGTGTCAAAAGAAGCTGACCGTGCCCGTTTTTGGTGCGGACAGAATGGAAGGAAGTTCACCCGCAGGTTTTTTGCGAATTGGTTGCTGCGTGCGGATCGGACAATTTCTGGTGCTGCGAAGAATACAACGGTGCCCTGGCAACGCCCGGAGACAACGGCTGAAGAACATGCGAAAGGATTCTAATCATGAGTGACGAACCCGAAGAATATCCCGAAGTGCCGTTTGAGTCCCTGGTGTCTGGGCCGAGCCGTATTTGCAAGGAACCTATAAGGATTGGTGCTCTGTTGGCTAGGGGGGGCCTGTTTCCGAAAGGGGCCGAAGATCCCGCGACTGCGGTTCACCCGTTTGCTGGCCTGTGTAAATGGTGTGACAAAGAGCTGCCCGACGTGCCGTGGAGGCAGATTCAGGGTTGCGAGGGTTGGTATCCCATCAATACGTGCGATCATTGCTACGAGACGCGTTACGGGCCAAATGCCCAAAGCGAGGAACGGCGCAGGGAATGGGAGCTGCATTGCCCGCCTGATTACAGGCAGCCTTGGGATGCAAGGAAGCGTTCGGATGGGCTTCTTAAGCGAGTGCTACAATTTAATCCGAAGGCTGGAAAAGGAATGATGATTCATGGGCTTAGCGGTTCATGCAAGACGCGGGCTGCATGGGCGCTCAATAAGAAACTTAGCGAGG